TTGACCCCAGCGAACAACAGAACAGCAGCGGCGAAGACGAACCGACGCACCCTGAAGATTGACACGCCGCGGGTCTTTCTGCCGCTGCTGGCGGCGGCCCGCTACAAGGGGGCGTATGGCGGGCGCGGGTCGGGCAAGTCGCATTTCTTTGCCGAGCTTCTGATCGAGGATTGTCTGTGCCAGCGCGGGTTGCTGGCGGTGTGCATACGGGAAGTGCAGAAGTCGCTGAAGGATTCGTCCAAGCGGCTGATCGAGGCGAAGCTGTCGGAACTGCGGCTGGGTGAGGCGGACGGGTTCAAGATTTTCGAGAAGGAGATCAGGACGCCCGGCGATGGCGTGATCGTGTTCACGGGCCTGCAAGATTCCAACAACGAGAATATCAAGTCGCTGGAAGGTTTCGGGCGCGCCTGGATCGAGGAGGCGCAGGTGTTGTCGCATCGCAGCCTGACGTTGCTGCGTCCGACCATTCGGGCCAAGGACAGCCAGATCTGGGCGAGCTGGAATCCGCGCCGCAAGTCGGATGCGGTGGATGAGTTCTTTCGGGTGAAGCGGCCTTTAGGCGCGACGTGTGTGGAAGTGAACTGGCGCGACAATCCCTGGTTTCCGGATGTGCTGGAAGCCGAGCGGGTGAGCGACATGCGGCTTTATCCGGATCGCTATGAGCATATCTGGGAAGGCGGTTATGCGCGGGCGCTGGAGGGCGCCTATTTCGTGAAGCAGCTGGCGGAGGCGAGGGAGCAGCGGCGCATCGGGCCGGTGGCGGCCGATCCGCTGCTGCCGGTGCGCGCCTTTTTCGACATTGGCGGGTCGGGGGCGAGCGCCGACGCCATGGCGATCTGGATCGCGCAGTTTGTCGATCGCGAGATCCGGGTGCTGGATTACATCGAGGGCTGCGGCCAGGTGCTGGCTTATTATGTGGGGCAGCTGCGGGCGCGGGGCTGGGGGCAGGCGGTGTGTGTGCTGCCGCATGACGGAGTGGCGGAGAATTCCATCACCGGCAAGCGCTATGAGGACCATGTGCGCGATGCCGGGTTCGAGGTTCAGGTGATCAGGAACCAGGGCAAGGGCGCGGCAATGATGCGGATTGAATCGACGCGGCGGCTGTTTCCGCGCATCTGGTTCAATGCGGCGGCGACGGAAGCGGGCCGCGATGCGCTGGGCTGGTATCATGAGAAGAAGGACGAGACGCGCGCGGTCGGCCTGGGGCCGGAGCATGACTGGTCGAGCCATGCCGCCGATGCGTTCGGGCTGATGTGCATCGCCTATGAGGAGCCGGAACGGGCGATCAGGCCCACGACCCAGCCCGAGCTGTTTGAGGGCGGGTGGATGTCGTGACGCGATGCCGTTATTCTGGGCGGGTGAAAATGGTGTGGAAAATCACAGCGGTTTTGGGGCTGGCAATTCTTGCCGTGGTTCTGTGGCACTTTGTTGCCCGCTATCGTTATGAGCAGCATGCGCGGAGCGGCTCCCTCACCTATGGCTGTTCCGAATCTTCGGCGACATATGTCTTTGACCCCAAGACCTACAGGCCGGTCGAACTGCAGCTGACGGAAGCCCGCCATCCGGACAGGCTGGGAGATTGGACCGTTATCTGGCCTGGCAAGCCGCCGATCCGGACCGCGAATTTCGAGGCTCAGACTGGAAGCATCGGTGGCTCGCAGGGCATCAAATGGCGGGAGCCGGACGGGCGGCAGATGACGGCTATTCTATCGTTCAGTGATCTGGTCAGTGAATACGGAACGACATCAATCCAGGCGGAGATTGATGATCCATCGGTAGGCGCCTCCAGCCATTTCGATTGTCGACCAGACCCGACCAGCTGGCGCGCATAGGCGACCCACCCCAAACTGTTTGAGCTCGTCGCGCTACATCCCCCCGCCGGCAAAGTATCCGTAGGGCAAGATTGCCAGCAGACAGATGACCGACCAGACGTTGCCGAGGCGCGACCATTTGGTCTGGCTGAGGATTGCGGCGGGGATCACGGCCAAGATCAGGATGACCAGCGGCAAGACGACGTAATATTGGACCTGGCCCAGGCTGACACCGCCGACCCGTGCTTGAACGCCTTTTTCGCCCTCGAAACCTTCAAAGGCGATCAGGCCCCAGACGAGGGCATTCAGGGCGGGCAGGATCAGGGATTTGAGTTTCATGATTGCGGCTCTGCCTCCGCCGCAACAGTCGCAATCCGAAAGCCCTTGTATCGCGCCTTGAAAGCCAAGCGTAACGCGATGACCGCCGAGGGAATGTAGGCGATCAGCGTTGCCAGAATCCAAGAGTCGGGACGAACCCATTCACGGTGTCCGATGATCAGCAAAGGGATGCCGACGATCGCGCCGAGCATCCCGGCTGTGAAATTGTTCAAGATCAGCCAGCGCCAGAACACCGCCCACCAAATACGGACGAGCTGACCCCAGGTCAGTTCCAATTCCTGCATGCGAGCCTCCCCAGCCGGGCGAAGGCTAACCCGCCCCACACAAGGTCACAATGACAACCGATCAAATCATTTCCGATGCCAAGGCGGCGTTTCAGCTCTGCGAAGAAGCCGAGGCCGAGAACCGCATTGCGGCGCTGGATGACCTCAAGTTCGCCAAGCTGGGCGAGCAGTGGCCGGACAGTGTGCGCCAGCAGCGCATTCGCGATGGCCGGCCGTGCCTGACCATCAATCGCCAGCCGGCCTTCATTCGCCAGGTGGTGAATGAGGCGCGGGCGAACCGGCCGGCGATCAAGGTGCATCCGGTCGATGGCGAGGCCGATGTGCAGATCGCGGAGATCTATAATGGGCTGATCCGCAATATCGAACAGACCAGCAAGGCCGATGTCGCCTATGACACGGCGGTGGATTGCGCGGTTTCCAATGGCTTCGGCTATTTCCGCATCACCAGCGATTATGCCGATGACGACACATTCGACCTGGAGCTGCGGATCGAGCGGATCGCCAATCCGTTCAGCGTCTATGCCGATCCACTGTCGACGGCGAGCGACTCCAGCGACTGGAACCAGTGTTTTGTCACCGAGGTGCTGAGCCACGATGCCTTCCGCGCCAAGTACAAGGGTGCCGATCCGGTCAGCTGGAGCGATGACGGCTATCAGAAGCTGCCGGCGCCCTGGACTTCGGGAGAGACGGGCGATCACAGCGTGCTGGTGGCGGAATGGTGGCGGCGGGAGCGGGTGAAGCGGACCATCCTGGCCTTGTCGGACGGCTCGGTGCTGGAAGCCGATGTTTACTTGAAGCAGAAGGATGTGCTGGACGCGCAAGGGGTGCGCGTCCTTGGCGAGCGGCTGGTGAACAGTCATAAAGTGACCCAGACGGTGCTGACCGGCGCGGAAGTGCTGGAGACAAATGACTGGGCCGGGAAATATATTCCGGTGGTACCGGTCTATGGCGATGAAGTGAATGTGGAGGGCAAGCGGCATTTCCGTTCGCTGATCCGCGACGCCAAGGACGCGCAGCGGATGCTGAATTACTGGCGCACGGCTTCGACCGAGCTGACGGCGCTGGCGCCGCGGGTGCCGTTCATCGGCAAGAAGGGGAGCTTCAAGTCGGATGCGCGCAAGTGGGCGACCGCCAACAGCCAGAACCATGCCTTTATCGAATATGACGGCGAGGTGCCGCCGATGCGCCAGCCGCTGGACAGTGGGGCGGCGATCGGGGCCATTCAGGAGGCGCTGAACGCCAGCGACGACATGAAGGCCATTCTGGGCCTGTATGACGCGAGCCTGGGGGCGGCGGGGAACGAGATTTCCGGCGTGGCGATCCAGGCCCGGGCCGCGCAGGGCGATACCTCGAACTTTCATTTCATCGACAATCTGAGCCGGGCCATCGAGCATGGCGGGCGCATCCTGATCGACCTGATCCCGGTGGTGTATTCGGGCCGGCGGATGATCCGGGTGCTGGGGGCAGACAATGCGGCGTCGACGGTGATGCTGGGCGAGCCGCTGCCCCCGAAGGAAAGCGACCCCGCGACCAAGCTGCCGATGACCAGGCTGTGCGATCTGGGCGCCGGGCGCTATGACCTGACGGTGGAGACGGGGCCGAGCTTTGCCACACGGCGCGAGGAAGCGGCCAGCCAGATGCTGGAGCTGATCGGGGCCTATCCGGCGGCGGCGCCAATCCTGGGCGATCTGTTGGCGAAGAATCTGGACTGGCCGGACGCCGATGAAGTGGCCAGGCGGTTGAAGGCGCTGTTGCCGCCGGGGATCGCGGCGGCGCCGGGTGCGCCGGCGGCGGGCGCCGTGCATCCGCCAGTCAATCCGCAAGTGCAAGCCGCGGCGGCGCAGGTGGTGACATTGATCGGCGGGTTGAAGCAGCAGAATGCGGCGCTGGCGGCCCAGGTCGCGGCCTTGCAGAGCGACCGTTCACTCGAAAACCAGAAGCTGGGCATCGATGCCTTCAAGGCGCAGACCGAGCGGCTGAAGGCGGTGAATGATGCCGGGCGCGCTGCGCGCTAGCCGGTGGTCGCCGTCGATGTGGCCGTGCTGGTGGTGGTCGAGCCGGGGAGCGCGAAGGTCAGCGCCACGGCGATGATGGAGACGGCGATAAAGCCCTGTTTGTAGGTGAGGAGCTGGGCCTGCCGGACGCCGGCGGGTTTGCCATGCGCCAGCGTTTGCGGCCAGGCGGGCTGGACCGCCAGAAGAAGCAAGATCGGGATGAGAAGCGCGCGCATGGGCCGAGGCTAGGCTGGGGCGCGCGGCGGGCAAAGTTAAATCTGGAGAGATGTGATGGGTGATGTTGGGGCAGATGGTTCGGGCGTCCCTGCCGGTTTTGCGCCGGACGGGATCATGGCGGCGCTGCCGGATATCAATGCGGCGGCGGCGCAGAGCACCTTGGGTGCGGTGATGAGTCCGGAGCAGATGGCGGATGTGGATTGGGGTGCGGATGGACCACCCGATCTGGGGCCGGAGTTCCATACGCTTCTAAAGAAATGGGGCGAACCCGATTCAGGGCCCGTGCTGCTGGGCAGCGATCAGAATTCTGGGGATGTGGCACCCTCGGCTGGGACCGGTACAGATTCCGGGAATGACGCGCCGGCAGGCTCGCCGACGGACGACCAGACGAATACGCCGGTCGAGGTGGCGGGCAATGTCTCGGCAGCAAGCGGGCAAGGCAGTGGCGGTGCCGGTGAGCCGCCTGGCAATGCGATGCCGGCGGGCGTGGACTGGCATTTCATCACCGGGCGCGAGACAACCACCGGACAGGGTTATGTTCCCGTGGACGGCGACAAGCATCCATTGCCTGGCAGTGGTGTAACCATCGCCACCGGTTTCGATCTGGGACAGCACAGTGCCGCCGATCTGCGCGGGCTGGGTCTGCCGGAGAGCTTTATCACGCAGGTCTCTCCGCTTCTGGCGCCGGGAGCGAATACGCAGGGCCTGGTGGGACGGTCGGCGCGGGATTATCTGACCGCACATCCCCTGACAATTTCGCCCGGTCAGGCAAGTCAGATCGATGGTGCGGTTGCCAATCATAATTATGATCAGGTGGCGAACGCCTATAATGCAGACCAGACCACCGGTACCCGGTTTCAGGATCTGCCACAGGAGGCGCAGACGGCGGTGATGAGCGTCGCCCATCAATATGGGACCAACCTGGCCGGTGCGACTCCGAACTTCTGGAACCAGGTGACGAGCGGGCAGTGGCAGGCGGCGCACGACAACCTGATGGATTTCGGCGACGACTACAAGACGCGCAGGCATGCCGAGGCTGCACTATTGATGAACAGCATCAATTCCGGCAGTCTACCGAAGGCGCCTGGCAAGCAGAATTGACAAAGGCGCATCGGGGAAGGGCAGTCCGGTGAAGAGAAGCGCGCTTTTGCCCACGGCGGTTCTGGCCATGATATTTCTGGCGGCTGCCGGTGAACCGGCAAAGGCCCCATCCGGCCCCGCCGTCTTCAAGGCCACGCTGCATGAAGTGCGCGGCATGCGCGGCAATTATTTCGGCCCGGGCTGGTATGTCATCGATCAGCTGATGGAGGGGCAGAATACGGTCGTGGATACCGACACCTTGCCGGACGGAAACTTTATGCTGTCGGGCTGCCGGATGCACAGCTGCGATGAGAAATCGGCGATCATTCTGACAGCGGAACCGAAAATGCTGGCGGCGGGGCTGATCAATTTTCACTGCCGCCCGGACCACTCCATGCCGCAGGGCAAGAGCATTCATATACCGGCCACTTGCAATGATCTCGATAACCCTGTTCTGACGATCTTTGTGAAGAAGAAGAACGAGCGTCCCGAGCTGATCCAGCCCCTGAAGGATTGGGCTGATCGCGTGTCGCACGTCCGGACCGTCGAGATACGGTACATTCCGTAAAGCCATCACGATTTAAGAAATACAGACCGGCCGTGGGTGACGCCGCACGGCATGGGTGATCCTGCGCGTCGCAACCAAGGAAACACACATGAGCATCGAGAACGGGGCCGCGGCCGCGAACGATTCCGCTTTGGCGGATGACCAGACCGATATGGACGGCGATGCGCCGGCCGAGGTCGAAGTGACCTATAACGGCAAGAGTTATTCGCTACCGCCGGAGCTGCGCGATGCGCTGTTGCGCCAGGCCGATTATACCCGAAAGACCCAGGAGCTGGCCGGACAGCGCCGCGCCTTCGAGGCCGAGCGCGCGGGCCATCGCCAGGAAGCGCAGATGACGCGCAAGCATCTGCACGATGCAGCCAGGATCGTGGCATTGCATGATCATCTGGCGCAGCTGGACAGGATCGATTGGCCGGCGCTGCAGGCGCAGGATCCGGCGCGCGCCGCGCAATTGTGGCAGCAGCGCCTTCAGATGAGGCATTTGCGGGACCGTGCCGCCCGCGCCTGGACCCAGAAGGACCGGGACAGTGCCGCCCAGACGCAGCGGGAAACCGCCAGGCGTGCTGGCGCGGTGCAGGCGCATCTGTCACGGCTTATCGCGGACTGGTCGCCCGGCCTGGATGCGAAGCTGGGGCGTTATGGCACCGCACAGGGGCTCTCGCAGCACGAGATCACCAGCGCGGCACTCCAGAACCCCAACTTCGTGCTGGTGCTGCACAAGGCGCACAAGTTCGACGAAGCCGAGGCGCAGAAGAAAACCAAGCAGGCGTTCGATGCGGCGCAATCGGCCAGGCCGGTGACGCGTGTGGGCGGCGGCGGAGGCACGGCATCGCGCCGCACCACCGATGCCAGCGGCGACACGCTAAGCACCGAGGAATGGGCCAAGCGCGAGCGCGAGCGGATGCGCAAACGTTGATTTCAATTTTGGCCCCAATCTTTGAAGGAACCCCATGTCAAACACTTTGCTTACTCCCACCCAGGTGACGCGCAAGGCGCTGATGGTGCTGCACCAGAAGCTGAACTTTGTCGGCACCATCAATCGCGGTTATGACGACAGCTTCGCCAAGGATGGCGCCAGGATCGGAAACACCCTGAATATCCGCGTGCCCAACCAGTATACGGTGCGCACGGGTCCGACCCTGTCGACCCAGGACACCACCGAGACCAGCGTGCAGCTGCAAGTCTCGACCCAGAAGGGCGTGGACGTGAATTTCACCTCCAACGACCTGACCATGAGCCTGGACGATTTTTCCGACCGCATCATCGAGCCGGCCATGGCGGTCCTGGCGGCCAATATCGAGGCCGACGCCATGAACATGGTCAATGACGTCTATCAGCAGATCAACAATCAGGGTTCGGCGATCACCTTCAACAATGTCCTGATGGCCAGGAAGCGGCTGGTCGACAGCCTGGCGCCGGTCAATGACCGCACCTGCAATCTGTGCACCCAGGACAATGTCGACCTGGTGGATGCGCTGAAAGGCCTGTTCCAGGATTCGACCAATATCGCGAAGCAGTATCGCGAAGGCTATATGGGCCGCACCGCGGGCTTCGACTTCCTGGAGAATACTTTGTGGCCGACGCATCTGTCGGGCACCGAGAACGGATCGTCGCCGACCTTCGCGGTCAATGGCGCGAACCAGACCGGTGCGAGCGTCACGGTGAGCAATGGCTCGTCCAAGACCCTGACCGTGGGCGACATCGTCACCTTTGCCGGCTGTTACAGCGTGCATCCGGAGACCAAGGCGGTGTCGAGCCAGTTGCAGCAGTTCGTGGTGACGGCGCCCGTCGCAGGCACCGGCACGGTCATTGCGATCAGCCCGGCGATCGTGACCAGTGGCGCGGGCCAGAATGTGTCGGCTTCGCCGACCAATACCGGCGCGGTGACCAAGGTGGGCACGGCCTCGCAAAATTATGGCCTGTCGCTGGCCTATCAGAAGAACGCCTTCGCTTTCGCCACCGCCGACCTGATCATGCCCAAGGGCGTGGACTTTGCGGCGCGCGAGGTGCTGGACGGCGTGTCGATGCGCATCGTACGCCAGTACGACATCGTGAACGACAAGTTCCCCTGCCGTATCGATGTTCTGTATGGCTACAAGACCATCCGGCCGCAGCTGGCGTGCCGGCTGGCGAATAACTAGGTCGAACAACTAAGTCGAACAACTGGGATGAGGCGGCGCGGATCGCAGGTTCGCGCCGCCGCTTTTTCACGCGAGAAATCGTAATGGCAGATGGCGATGGCCTGGTCCAACGGCCTCAGGGCGACCAAAATTCTTATCATGGTGACCTTGTGTCTCGCTGGACCCAGTCGGGCCAGGATGGAGAAATCTGGCCGGGAAGTGGCATTTTTCCGACCTGGAATACCGACGGTGTGCTGGGTGGGATCAGAGAACTGGCGCCCGTGTACAACAGCCTGAATATGTTGATGACGCCAGAGGAGCAGAAAACGATTGCGCCCCTGGATGGTTCAGCGGGTGGGATCGACGGGATCAGCGGTGTCCAGCTGCCCAGCTGGCCTGGCAACGGTGGTGCAGCGCCAGCGATGTCGCTCGACCAGACCGATCCCGACCAGCTTCATCCGGTGTTGGCGCGGCCCGCGGGAAACTATTTCGGGGATGATCTGCCTTTCGGGCCTAGCACGCCAGTTGGCCAGACACCGGGCTTTCCCGAGAGCGGTAAAAACAGCTGGCGGACCGAGCTGGACGACCAGATTACGATCGGTGCCAATAAGTTCAACGCTGACCATGGCTATCAGCCCGGTGACCCGCTCTATATGACGCCCCAGACTTTAAAGTCCTGGATCATGGAAGAGAGCGGTAGTGGTGCCACGCGCAATGCATTCGAGACCGATCCTTTGCAAGCGAACAATCCGGGCGACTGGGACCATGCCAAAGCAGGTGTGGGCTTATCGCAAGGTCAGCAAATGACACCGATGTCGAGCATCAACGGCGGACTAGGCTGGTTTCAATACAAGGCAGACCAGTTGGCAAAAGCAAATCCCGACGTAACCATGTCGGATGTCCTGAAGGCTTATAATGGGAATTCGAAAATCGATCCCAATGGCCTTCCACACAGCCAGAATTATGCTAATGCTATTCTCAGCAGAGTTGGGAATGGCAATTGAAGGCTTTGCGCACTTTATTCGCATTGATCCCGGTTACTGCGGCGTGGCTGTGTGCCGTGCCTGCCGAAGCGAAATATCCCGACGGCATCTATAAGGTTCTGAAAGCCGCCGACTTCCCCTTTGTAGACAGGAGCGATGCCCGGCATGCCTGGCCGGAAGGCGAGATATTTGTCGGCGGCCGGCAATATGAAATCTGGGGATTTGAGTGGCAGGATGCCCGTTCCTATGCCGCCGGACTGCGGTCGCACGCCAATCTGCTGGTGTTCGAGCAGCGGCCTGCTGGACTGTTCTATCTGGGTGCCTATGATGTCGATGATGCCCGTGTAGAAATGAAGACCCGATCCCTGCGGCTGTTATATCCGCCGCAGGGTATAACGGGCGTGGCGTTGACCGAAAACAGGATCATGTTTGACGACAATGGTCCGCCGGCGCAAGTTGAGCTGTTTGGCGCAGTTCACAAGTTTGTCCGGCGCAACGTTCCGTTTCCGGTAGGGTGGAATGCACCCGATCATCATTCCGGCGTCTGGAAGCTTCTGATCGATTCCGGCAATTCATCCATGATCAACAGTGATGCCCGGATATGGCCGGCTGGGACGATAACGGCGAATGGCACGCGGTATGAAATCTGGGGTTATGCCTGGGAAGAAACATCGCAGACAAAAGCTGCGAGCACTGAGCACGCGCATTATCGCCTGCTAGTTTTGGAACGAAGGGCGACAGGTCTGTCCTATCTTGGTGAGTACACCATCGACGGCGTGCCGTTTCATGTGCGCGGCAACACGGTAAAATTCGAGTATGGAGCGGAGCCTTCTTCTGGCGGCGACGCGATTGATTTTTCAGGCGGTCCACCGAAGCTGATCCAGCTTGGGGGTGAATCCCGTCGATTTGCTGCGGCATCACATAGCGCGGCCGCTTCGCAGCGTTGAACCGTCAGCCGGCGCGCGGAATTGCGCCCGCGCATTCTCATATTTGAATCTGAAGGAGTGCACATGGCGCTGGATGGCAGCTATGCCGGCTTGCAGGCCTCTATTGCCGATTTTCTCAATCGCGGTGATCTGAGCGCGGTCGTTCCCGATTTCATCACCCTGGCCGAGGCACAGATGGCGCGCCGCCTGGTGTCGCGGGCCGGGCAGGGGATGGCGGTGCCGCGCCGGTTGATAAAGCGCGCTGATACCGCGATCGCGCGGGATGCGGAATATGTGGCGGTGCCGGGCGACATGCTGGGGCCGCTGGATCTGATGCTTTCCGGCACGCCGCCGATCGAGCTGGATTATCTGGACCCCGCCAATCTGGAGCGGGAAAAGGCGCTGGCCCGCTGGGTGGGCGCGCCGAAATTCTATACCGTGGTGGGCGGCAGCTTGCAGCTTTATCCCGCGGCCGACCAGGACTACGACGCCGAGCTGGTCTATATCGCGCGCGCGCCGGCGTTGAGCGATGGGGCGCCGACCAACTGGATCCTGACCGATTATCCGGATGCCTATCTGTATGGTGCGCTGGTGCAGTCGGCGCCCTATCTGCGCGATGACGCGCGCGCCGATCTGTGGGGCACCTTGTTCACCGCGGCGCTGGACGACATGTGCAATGCCGATCCCATGCCGAGCGACCGGTCGCAGTTGCGCACGGCGTTCCCGGCGCTGACGCGGTGGGGACGGTTCGGCGCCTATGACATCACTTCCGACAGCTGAAAGGTTTTCTGATGGCGAGCTTTTCCAAATTCAACTGCTTTGTCGCCGATCTGGCCAACAAGGTGCACAATCTGGGCGCCGACACATTGAAGGTGATGCTGACCAACACCGCGCCCGCATCCTCCAACCTGGTCAAGACCGATATCAGCGAGATCGCGGCCGGCAGCGGCTATGCCGCGGGCGGGCTGAGCGTGGCGATTGCGTCGTCGAGCCAAGCGGGCGGGACATACAAGCTGTTGCCCAGCGCCGATCCGGTGCTGACGGCGACGGGGACGGTGGGGCCGTTCCGCTATGCGGTGCTGTACAATTCGAGCGCCGCGAGTGGCAATCTGATCGGCTGGTGGGACCGCGGCACGTCGATCACCCTGGCGTCGGCCGACACCTTCACGGTGGGGCTGGATCTGACCAACGGCATTCTGCAGCTCGCCTGATGGCTGCCAATTACGGGACCGGCGCGTGGGGCGAGGGGAATTACTCCGCGCCGACGGCCGGTGTGTTGACGGTGGTCACGGGCGCTTATGCCGAGACGGTGCGCGCGTCGGGATTGAGCTGGCAGGCAAAGGCGGCCGCAGGTGCTGGCGGGATCGGCCTGGCGGGGCTTTCAAGCGGGTTGCAGGCGGGATTTGCGGGTGCCGCAGCAGGGCGCCTTTGCGCTGACCAGCCGGGCCGTGGAGCTGCTGTGGGCGGCGCTGGCCGCCGCAGGGGAAGGTGTCTGCGCGTTGGCGGGAGGCGCGCTGTCTCTCGCGGCGCAATGGGGCTTTGTGGTCATGCCGGGGATGGTGACCCTGACCGGTCCGGAAACCGGGCTGGTGCGCGGCAATATCTGGACGGGGGAGGCGGACGGGATGGCGCCGTGGAGCCCCGTCGCCGGGGCCGGCGATGCCTGGGCGCCGCGGTGGCCCGATCAGACCGACTGGATCATTCAATAGAGAGCGAGCGATGACCACGACCAATCTTGGCATGACCATACCCACCGTCGGCGCCGACACCGACAATTGGGGCAATGACCTGAACACCGATCTTCAGAAGATCGATGACGCGTTCACGGTGAATCGTTTCACCGATTTTACAAACACTTTGACTTTCACGGCTCCGCCCAACGGTAGTCTCACGATGGGGGGATATGGAAGTTCATGGAAGTTGACTCCTGCTCGGACCGGAACCGTCAGAATCCATGTTACTGGGTATATAACGCCTAGCGGACCGACTTGTGATGCAGTTTTTAATGTGCGCTATGGCACAGGAATGTCGCCATCGCAAAGCGCTGCGGTCACGGGTTCGGGCGGCACGACTATGGATTATCTAGCTACCAGTGGTTCAAACGACCACTACACACCGTTTACGATGACCTATGACGCGGTGGGGCTCGCATTGGGAACGCCCTATTGGTTTGACGTCTGCATGCGCGCTATCAACGCGAGCGCCATCATAACACCCTGTTCGATTATCATCGAGGAGATTTTCTAGGTGGCAGCGATATGCCGATGCCCCCGCCGGGGAACCAATGATCTTTCGGTTCTTCCCTGAAAAACAGGAACGGTCTGCTGCGCGAGCGGGAAAAGACCGCCAATTCGTCGGTGACATCGCTGTTGTCGCCCAGGATGATGGCTTTTTCGGTCAGGCGGTTCTCCACCGTCAAATATTCGCGGTGCTCATAATCCGCGGAGTGGTCGCTATCGTTGATGAACAGATCGATCTTATCGGTAAAGCCCTGAAGCGTTTCGATGGAATCGCCCACGATGATCTTGCCGATCTCGGCATAACGGCCCGCTAAAAGTTCTCCCGCGCGCGGGTTGATATCGGTGCCGTAATGTCTGCCTGGATATCCTTCCGCCGCGTTCCGCAATAGCGCCGCACAAAGTACGAGGGAGCCAAGGCCCGCGGCAACTCCCGTCTCCACGACCACTGCGGGCTTCCTTGCTCGCACCACTGCGTACCAGCCGAGGCGACGGCCATAAGGAAGCGAATGGGAAGCACACCGGAGATATTCGTCGGTTAGCGCTTCGGAAATATATTGTTCAATTTCCTGGGGCGTTCGGCCAAGCGCCACGGCGAGCATTTCAGCCAGATAACGCAGATTCGCATCGGTCAGATTGTAAGTGAGGTTATAGATCTCGCCAGTTTTCAACATCGATGGGTAAATCAGCGAAGCCTTGGGGTGGTAATATTGTCGGTAAGCCGCTCGCGACCATCGATACGCCTTCAGCCGCCTCCAGATGGGAGCTGGAATCGCGCGTTTTGCAAAATTCTTAAGTGTCATTCACGACCACTAACATAGTTATTGGAGGGCTCAAATGATCTTCCCGCGATCAAAGGGGGATGTAAGCTGATGGCCCGTCTTCCGATCTCGCTACCGCCGGGTTTGTTCCGTGACGGTACGCAGTATCAATCCAAAGGCCGCTACTTCGATGCCGCTTTGACGCGTTGGTATGGGACGGCGCTGGGGCCGGTCAATGGCTGGCGCCGGCGCGGCACGGGCGCGGTCACCGGCATGGCGCGGGCGGCGCTGGCCTGGAAGGCCAACAATGGCCAGACCTGGCTGGCCATCGCCACCCATTCCCATCTCTATGTCATGGACCGGGGCAGCACGCTCAGCGATATCACGCCATCCGGCTTTGCGATCGGCCAGGCCGACGCGACCGGCGCCGGCGGTTATGGCGGTTCGACCTATGGTTCGGGCATCTATGGCGTTCCGCGCCCCGATACCAGCCTTGTCGCCGATGCCACGGAGTGGACCCTGGACAGCTGGGGCGAGGACCTGCTGGGCGTGAGCCCCGACGACGGCAAGCTGTATCAATGGACGCTGAACACCGCGACGCCGGCCGCCCCTGTCGCCAATGCCCCGGCCTGTGCCGCGGTCGTGACGACCGCCGAACGCTTTGTCTTCGCGCTGGCGACCTCCGATCCGCGCACCATCTCCTGGTGCGACCAGGAGAACAACACGTTGTGGGCACCGGCTTCGACCAACCAGGCCGGCAGCTTTCCGCTCCAGACCAAGGGCCGGCTGCTCTGCGGTTGCCGGGTCAAGGGTGGCACCTTGCTGCTGACCGATCTGGATGCGCATCTCGCCACCTATATCGGCGGCACCTTCGTCTATGGCTTCGACCGTGTGGGCGACGCCTGTGGCGCGATTTCGCGCCAGGCGGTGGCGGCTTTCGACCAGCAGGCCGCCTGGATGAGCGCCAGCGGCTTCTGGCTGTGGAATGGCGGCGGCGTGGTGCCGCTCGACTGTCCGGTGATGGATTACATCCGTCAGGATATCAACTGGCTGCAGATGTCGAAGGTGGTGGCCACGGGCAACTCCGCCAACTTCGAGATCGAATGGCGCTATTGCTCGGGCTCTTCGACCGAGATCGACCGCTGTGTGGTCTGGCAATACAAGGACAATTATTGGACCATTGGGCGCGCGGCGCGCACCTGCGGGGTGGACCGAGGTGTGTTCCAGTATCCCATCCTTGTCGATGCTTCCGGCGCGATCTGGGACCATGAAGTGGGTTGGGATTATGGCGGCACCGCGCCTTATGCCACCAGCGGTCCGATCGAGCTGGGCAATGGCGATCAGATCATGCATGTGCAGGGGCTTTATCCCGACGATGCGACGGTTGGCGATGTCACCGCCTCTTTCACCGTCAGGCGCAATCCCGACGATCCGGGCCAGGTGTTCGGGCCCTATGCGCTGAACAGCCAGACGGACTTGCGTTTCTGTGGCGGGCTGGTGGAACTGACCGTCACCGGCGCGCGCAATACCAACTGGCGCTTCGGTGCGCCCAGGCTGGAAGCCGTGCCGGGAGAGGGACGATGAAAAGAGATGAACGATGAATCTGGCCAAGCCGCCGGTGCAATATGATCCGACCGACCAGTCGCAGCTGCGCCATATCCTGGAAACCGAGGACAGGAAGAATCTCAAGACCGGCCAGGTGCTGGACAAGATCCTGATGCGCGACACCGCGACCGGCGCGGTCGTGAGTTTGACCGTGGCGCACGGAAGTCTCGTCATTACATGACATCTTTACAGGGCGAGTGGGCCCGCTGCCGCGACTGGATCGCGGCCGCGTTGCCGGCGCATCTCTACGCGATCGAAGACATCGAGCGCGGCATCGCCGATGGCCAGATGCAGTTCTGGCCGGGCAAGCATTGCGCGGCGGTGACGGAGTTTGCCATCTATCCTAACTGCAAAGTCCTCAATGTTCTGGCGGCGGGCGGCGAGAAGGGGCCGACCTTGCGCGCCCTGACGCGCGAGCTGGAGCCATGCCTGCTCGCCTGGGCCAAGGCGTCCGATTGCAGATATGTGATGGGCTTCGGCACCCATGAAGGCTGGAAGCCGGTGACCGAGGCCATGGGCTACGCATTGCAGTGGCTGGTGATGATCAAAGAGGTGAAAGACTGATGGGTGGCGGAAGCTCGACACAAAGCAGCACGACGGTGGACCCGCAGCTGCTCTCGCTCTACATGCAAAATTATGCCAATGCCAATGCGGCGGCCAACAACTCGGCCGCCTTCCAGCCCTATACCGGGGAGCTGGTGGCGCCGTTTTCGCCGCTGCAGCAACAGGGCCAGCAGGCGGTTTTGAGCGCCGCCAATGACCCGACCGCAGCCAATACCCTGAACAATGCACTGACCAATACCAATGCGCTGCTGGGTTACCAGGCGCCAACCTTGTCGGCGCCGGCCACGGTGACACCCACGGCCGTCACGCCGAGCAGTGTCGCGGCCGGCCAGCTCGCGAACACCGACCTGACGCCTTACCTCAATCCTTATACCAATGACGTGATCAACAGCAGCTTGAACGCCTTGGCGCTGGCGCGGGGCCGGCAGCAGGTGTCGGACGATGCGGCGGCGACGGCGGCCAATGCCTTTGGCGGCACGCGCCAGGCGGTGCAGAATGCGCTGACCACCAACGACTATCTGAAGAATGTCGCGTCCACCACCGCCGGCCTGAACCAGGGCGCTTATGCCAACGCCCAGCAAGCGGCGCTGAACGACATCAACAACCGGCTGGCCGCCAATGAGTTCAACGCCGGCAACCAGCTCAATGCCGGGGAGTTCAACGCCAACGCGCTTTTGAACGCGGGCGAGTTCAATTCCACCGGTGCCTATAACGCCGCTGCCGCCAATGCCGCCAACAGCCTGGCCGGGGCGGGCTTGCAGCTGAATGCCGCCAATCTGCTTGGCAACCTGTCCAACGATCAGTTGAACCAGGCCTTGCAGCGGGCAGGCGCCATCGAGGGCGTGGGTGCTGAGCAGACCGCCCAGCAGCAGGCGATCGACCAGGCGGCCTATCAGGAATTTTTGCGCCAGGCGCAATTCCCCATCGAGCAGCAGCAGCTGCGCAACCAGGCGCTGACCGAGATTCCGCTGCAGCAGACCACGACCAGCACCACGCATAGTTCTCCGGGTGTGCTGGATGTCTTCAATACCTTGGCCAATGTGGGCAAGAGCGCGGCGAGCCCGGGCGCGAAATAGCTACGACGACCGAAATGGATACTTTTTCTCCCGAGGATACCGCGCCCCAGACCGTTCACGCCGACGATCTGCCGGGGCTGCCGCCCGTCGACCTCAACGATCCGGCCTATCAGCCGCCCTCGATCATGGGCGGAGTGGATTTTTCCGGCAACAGCCTTCCGATGTTGGGTGACGTTAACGGTGTGCAGACGCGCGATCCCGCGCCCATCAGCATCAACCCGGCTTTCGCGCCACCTGTTCTCCCGCCCGCGCCGGCGATGCGGCGAAGCCATAGCGGCGCCATTCTGACGAACCCGAGCGAGCTTCCAGACAGCTATCGTCAGTCTCTCAACGGCCGGGACTGGGTGAACCCGACCGGGCAGGGACTGCGCGGCCGGGACGGCGCGGGGAACGGCGGCTTTGGCCGGCGCCGCGCGGACGGCACCTGGCATGGCGGCGCCGACTGGATCAATACACCCGGACAGACCATCGTCGCGCCCACCAGCGGCACGATTGGGGACCCTGTAACCTATAATGGCATGGGCGGCGTCCGGATTATTACCGGTGACGGCGCCATCGTGAAAACGTTATATACAAGCCCGACGGTCAAGAAGGGGGACAGGGTGTCCGCCGGCGACCCGATCGGAACGGCGATCAATCTGCGTCCGGCCTATGGAAACCAGATGACGAACCATACCCATGTTGAAATCGATTATCCGGGGCTGGGCAGGGTGGTCGACCCCACTGGCCTGATTCCGCATTAGGATTGACGCCATGACGACCTCATTCGTCAGGATTGCGTTGGCGGGCGTGGCGATTGTGCTCGTAGCCGGTCTGGCGATGGCAGCGGAAGCGCCGGCGCTGTTTTCCAATGACGCGAACGACTATGTGATGCCCGAGGCCAATGACTATTACAACGCCCAGGTGCGCGATGCCGTAACCAAGCGTGCCGGCGGCGACTTCAAGGGCGCATTGGCAAGCTTTGAGAACGCCGCCAGCGGCGGCATGATCGCCGAAATACCGAATTACATGGTTTGGATCGACATGGCCGATCTTTATTGCAAGCTCGGCAATGTCAAAGCCGGGCAGGCGATGCTCGGCGAATATGACTGTGCCGTGGAGATTTTGGCCGGGCACAAAATGTGTTCGCTGTCTCGACAGCCGTCGTTTCAGATTCCGGCCCGTGGGGTTTCGCCGCTATGCTATGCCCAGATATGCAACGGGTTCTTTGACGATTCCATCGGGCAGGACAATCCGGAGCTTCGGGCGCGCTACAAGCGCAAGCGGGCGATGATCGCGGCTGTGCGGGCCGAGTGTTCGGCGCAAAAGACCGCGCATAAGCCCGGCTGATTTCGGCCGCGCCGGGCGATGGCCCGATAGCCGGCCGCTGATTTCTGAAATCGTGAGGATATGTGACGCGGACGATCAATGCCGCGGGGCTTGCGTTTGTGAAAGCGTGGGAAGGGCCACCAGCTGCGCCCGCACCAATTCTGCGATGAGGATGATATGTCTGACAGTGGTGATTCCGATTTTTCGATAGGCGATTTCACGCCGCAAACTGTCCAAGCGGACGATCTGCCGGCGCTGCCGCCCATCGATCAAAATGATCCGGCCTTTCAGCCGTCGGCGCTACCGCCGTATCGGGTCCAGGCGCCCGCTATCGCGCCGATCCCCATCAATTGGGACGATCCGGCCTATCAGCCGCCCTCGATCATGGGTGGCCTGGACTGGACCGGCGGTGATTTGCCGATGTTGGGCGCGGGCCAGTCCAGCATGCGCGCGCCCGACATCGGAGCCATGCCCAGCATGAATCCGGCAGACCCGGGCTTCGCGCCGCCCAGTTTGGGCGGGTATCCCGCCGTACCGGCCAGTGGTGCGTCATCGGTCCAGATGGATATCGTCGCCCGCGCAAGAAACTTCGACCCTTCGATCTCCGACCATGATATGGTTCTGGGAAACACTGCGCTCGATGGGGCCGCGCGACAGAACATGCCCTCTCTGGACCGAACCGGCGGTACGCGGCCGGCCGATGAAAACTTTGCCCAGTTCAAAATCGGCGATGACGGCACCGTCGCATTCAAACCGATAGCTGGTTCGACGACAATGTCAGGCAATATAGCCCGAGGAAAATTCGATATCGATGCCGATGCGATTGGACATTCCCATCCCTTGGCTCCTGGATTTTCCGTTGTTCCAGGCCCCGACGACTACAAAGCGGTGGAGCAGGGCAAGCCGAACTACGTCGTCCATGACGGCAATATCGTTGTGATCGAGAAGAATGATGGCCAATATCAGGCGCGTCTGGTGGCCGGCCAGCTGAAGCCGACGGACCGAACTGGTATCCAGAATATATTGGACAGATTCCAGGCGCGCAGCAATGGGAGCGACTGATGCACGGAATGCGGACCGCGATTGTAAGTTTGTGTCTCGTGATGCCGATGGGCCCCCTGCGGGCGGATACGGCCGATCCTCTGGCATTCCGCGTACCGACCCAGACCGGGCAGCAGGTCAGCATGAAGGGGTATCTTTATTTCGATTTTGAGAACAAGAACCTGTACCGGACTTCGCGCTGGGAAGATGCGCGCGACGCCGACTGTGTTCCCATCGATATGTGGGCCAAGGATAAGCAGGTCTTGAAAGCGGCCAGGCGATTGAACCACGCCTATGTCCTTGTACGCGGCAAGACAATGGATTTTAGGGTAGCGCCTCCCGGTCAGGAAGTCGTTGACCTGGAACATTGCGGGAATATCGGTCTGATGCTCGAAAGCATCGAGCCGGCGCGGAAGAATTAGTACTTTTTCTGATCTGCGCGCCGGGTGCGATCACCATCGGCAATACCGAGGTCTTTACGCCCGATGGTCTGGGCGCGGTCTATCAAAACCAGGGCAATGTGCAGGTCGCGCGTAACGACCCGCACGAAAAGCTGGGCTTTCTGGTCCCAAATGCCAATGTCGGCTTGGATTATGCGCCGCCGATCAATCCTTCGACTTCCAGTACACGAACTTCCGACAATGCGACGGCCGGTGCGCCACCGGGCACTGTCTTTGGCATGCACGGCCATATTCCCGGCCGGGATGATGGATTGGTCGACGCGCCAAATCGCTTCGATCCATATGGGGATGCGCAATCCTTGAGCCTTCCTTCGCCCTTTCCCATGGCGACGATCGCCCAAAGGCCTGACGGCAATTACGTGGTTGGCGTGCATGAAATCGTGAACGGCCGGTTGCAGTTCAGGGCGCCAATCGGCGCGCTGACAGATGCTCAGCGCCAGGCCATTCAGTCGAATCTGGATGTGGAGCAGAAAAAGTTCTATCAATAGAGACATGCATCATGGGCAAAAAACTTATCTCGCTTTGATCGCATTATTGGCCGTTTTTGCGCCAACGGCCGAGGCGAAAACCGCTCATATCTTTTATCCGAGCCAGTTGAACGTCGATCCGCAATCCCATGACGGCAAAACTCTTGTTGTTAAGGGGTATTTGCGACTGGCTCCCGAATTGCACGTCCTGGTGGAAACCCGCGCCATAGATCACAGCTTGTCGAAGCTGTACGAGTCGGGAATTTACAACAAAGACGACGACAAATATTGCCTGACCATCATGAACCCCGGCGTACTTTTAAGGCCTGGGCACGATCATTGGCGCTTGACGGAGCACACCCTCACTTTGAAGGGAAGATATGTCGCCAACTATATGGATGGGACGGTAGTGGGTCTTGGGGCTTGCGACAATGCACCCGGATTCGAGATCCAAAAAATAATCAAGATCGAGAAATAAGAGCGCTGGCCGACAGCCGGCGCTGATCTCCTGACATTGTGAGGGTTCGTGACGCGGACGATCAATGCCGCGGGCCTTGCGCTTGTGAAAGCGCAGGAAGGCCTGCGGCTGGAAGCCTATGCCGATGGCGGCGGGGTGTGGACCATCGGCTATGGCCATACCAAGGGCGTGAAACCGGGTGACGTGATTTCCACCGCCCAGGCCGAGATGCTGCTGGAAGCCGATCTGGCGGAAGCAGAAGACGCGGTGGCGCGGCTGGTCAAGGTGCCGCTGACCGACAACCAGTTCGCGGCGCTGGTGGATTTTGTCTTCAATGAAGGCGAAGGCACCTTCGCGGGCTCGACCCTGCTGAAGAAGCTGAATGAAGGCGGCTACGACCTGGTGCCCGCCTGTCTCAAGAGCTGGGTTTTCGATAACGGCCATGTGGTGCCGGGGCTGGTCAAGCGTCGCGCCGCCGAAGCCGCATTGTGGAGCGAGAGATGAAATTCGAACTGGTGGATGACGCGCGGCGTTTCTGGAAATGGGCCTCGGTGCAGGCGATGGTGCTGGCGGGGGCGGTGCAGGGCGCCTGGGCGGCGTTCGGCGACGACCTGAAACAGAATGTGCCGCACTGGCTGGTGACGGCGATCACGCTTGGCCTTTTGGCGGCGGGCATCGGCGGGCGGCTGGTCAAGCAGGGCAAAGATTGATGCCGCTGTTTCTTGTTTCCCTGTTCGGCTTTGCCGCCAGGCCGCCGGGCTCGTATCTGGCCATCGCCATCGGCTGCGCCATCGCCCTGTGGGGCTATGGCCGGCACGAATTCGCCCTGGGCGAGGCGGCGGTGAAAGCGCAGCAAGCCAGGGCCGTCACCCAGATCGTGGACCGGCAAAGCCGCATCACCCTGCACGTCAGCCAGGCCTTCGATGCGGTGACGATGGCCGACGCGGCCGCAACCCGACAACAGTTGAAGGATGTCGCAACCCATGTCTCTGAGAAGGCTGATGCCGATTGCCCCGTGCCTCTTGGCTTTGTGCGGGTGTTCAACCGTGCCGCCCATGGCGCCGTTCCCCAAGCCGCCGCCGGCGCTGATGATGCCCCCTCCGGCGCTTCACTCTCTGACGTGGCCGAGACCACCGTCCAGAACGATGGACAATATGACCAGGTCGCCGACCAGCTGAGGGCGCTGCAAGACTGGATCCATCAGCAGGAAGCGGCCGCGCCTTGAACACCGACCAACTGGCGCGCGATGCGGCCAACAAGGCGCTGGCCTCGATCGAGGCCCATGAACAGGTCTGCGCCGAGCGCCAGGGCCATATCATCCAGGGCCTGGCCGAGCTGAAGCAGGATGTGAAGGGGTTGTTCCTGCGCTTCTGGGTGGCGGCGATCAGCCTGATCACCATCCTGATGAGCGTGTGTGGCAGCCTGATCTATCTGATCCTCGCGCACGAACACTGACCGTCATGACCCTGAAGCTGACGCCGGACATGCTGGCGGCGGCGTATGACTTCCTGCGCACCACCGAACCGTTCCGGGGCTGGCGATTGCCGGAAGCCGAGGAGGTCGGCTTTCATGTGGTGCGCGACACCCGCATGGCCGCCGATTTCGCGGTGGAAGAGGGCATGCCGCTGATCCGGGTGAGCGAGGCGCATAACGGGCTGGCCGTCACGCTTTTGGCGACGCTTGCCCACGAAATGATCCATCTGCGCCAGCATCTGACGGGCGACCGCGAGCATCACGGGGCGCGTTTCCGCCGCATGCGGGCACGGGTCTGCGCCGTGCACGGGTTTGATCCCAAGACGTTTTGATATTCGAGGCTTGTGCTCGCCGGTTGCTCCCTCCCGGCCGGCTGGAGTGCGCCTCGGATCGGGCCCCGGTGGCACGTGCGCCAATGCGTGCGGCCGCCGGGGCTTTTTTCCTATCTCAATCACAAAAAGGAATTTTCTCATGTCCGATGCCGGCGACAGCAGCAATGACGCGACCATCTATGTTCCCGATCAGCAGCCCAGCGTGCTGGGTAACGCAGGCTTTGATCCAGGCTGGAGCGTGGACCCCGACCAGCCCAGCATCCTGGGCCCGGCGTTCAATCCCAAGCCTTGGACTTTGGCGGATAGCACGATCCATGGCCTGCTGAGCCCCGAGGACATCGCCACCATCGATTTCGGCGATATGGCTCAGCCCCAGCCTCGCCGGGAGATACGGGTACCAACCAGGCCGCGCCGGACCAACCCGACGCCAGCGGATTCAACGGATTGGCCCCCTGGCAGCCTGGGCCGGATGCGGGAAGTTCTGTCTTGAACAGGCATGGCTATGTGCCACAGGCCGGCGATCAAAACACCCTGGCGCGGATCATCTATGCCGAAGCCAGCAACACGCCGTCGGACATGCCGGCCATCGGCTGGTCGGTTGTGAACCGGGTGGGCGATCCCGAGTTCGGCAAGACGCTGGATGCGGTGATCAACCAGAAAAATCAGTTTGCGTCGGTCCAGGGCAACAGCAAGCAATGGCAGGGCTCGGCCGATCCGGACGGCCTGACCGGTCCCAATGCCAAAGCCTGGCAGCAGGCCGAGGATACGGCTGAGGGCATCATGGGCGGCGCGATACCCGACCCGGTGGATGGTGGGACTTATTTTTTCGCATGGCCGCAGTATAATGGTAAGGCTGAGACCGCGCCGGGAGATTACAAGAGAATGCTCGGAGACGGCCTGATTGTTCCGGTCAACCCGCCCGGCAGCAGTGGCGTCAACAGCTTCTTTAAACGCAATTCCTCTCCGCCGAAAAATGGCTGA